GAACGCATCTCCTGGATTAAAAAGGGTATTCCAGCCGTTGAGGCGAAGCGTCTTTTCGTTGACTTGCCTATCGGACAGGGTGTCGCCTTCAAGGCGCTGAATCTACCCATAGCCACCGTGAACAAGAAGGCGAAGCAAGGCGAAACTCTTTCGCGTGAAGAAAGCGAACGCGTTGTCGGTTTCGCAAGGTTGGTGGGCCAACTGGAGGCAATAATCCAGGAATCCGGTGATCCCACAGGCTTCGATGCCCGCGCGTGGATGGCACGATGGCTTACAGAACCTTTGCCCGCTTTCGGAGGTGTGCGCCCAGTCGATCTGATTGATACGATGGAGGGTCAGGGCCTGGTGTCCTCCGCGCTCGCAATGCTGCAAAGCGGCGCTTACTTTTGAACAGGACGGTTTGGCGGATCGCGACCGATATGCCGGCTTACCAGGCAGACGATCTTTCAGGGGCTGGCGCGAAAGAGACCGGTGGTCGTTGGAATGAAGCAGGCATCTCGATCGTCTACACTTCGGATACACGCGCCCTTGCGTGCTTGGAGACGGTTGTCCATCTGAATGCCGGTGGCCTGCCGCTCAACCGCTACTTGGTCGAGGTGACGATCCCAGACGATGTTTGGGCAAAGGCGCAGGCAGAGACACCCACGAGTCTGCCTGTCGGATGGGAAGCCGAACCCCCAGGCCAGGTCAGCATTCAGTTCGGCACCAGTTGGGCGCGTTCGGGAAGCTCGGCCCTTCTCGTGGTTCCTTCGGTCATCGTGCAAGAGGAGTTTAACGTCCTCATCAACCCAGCCCACGCCGATAGCGCACGGATTGCTGCCGTCAAACGACGCAGATGGCTTTACGATCCGCGACTGACCAAGCTCGTTTGACAATTTCGGCACGCTGAAAGCCGGACAATAGAGTGTATTTCGTCTGCGCCAGCTCCTGATTTCGTCCTCCTGGCTGTCAAGCGGCTTCCGGCGATAGCCGATTATGGATCGGTCATGCCGACTCAGGGGGGATCGAAGACACCAAAGCCGACCGTCGCGGGTTCCCGCCCTCTGGGCCATCCGCTGATTCCGCTTCCAACCTACCCCCGATCCCACAGCGCCCGGATTCTCGCCGCCTGGCGGTAGTAGAGCTCGAGCTCGGGCACGGTGAGGTCCATCACATGGGCGATGTCGCCCCAGAGGGCGCCGCACTCGAAATACCGATCGAGGATTTCGAAGCCTGCGCTCCCAAAAAACCCAGCACCGCCGGCACCAGGGCGTTCCAATCCTCGGCCGCGAGCTGATCGATGGTCGAGGTGGGCACGCCCGCGAGCTCGCTTGCCAGCCGCGCCACCGCCTCGGTATCGACGATCTGCCGCCCGCCCTCGATCTTGAACGGATAGCCGCACTGCCGCAGCTCCTTCCCCGTCAGCGGCCGCAGCACGAGCTCGCGAACCGTCTCGCCATGCGCCTGCACCGGCTCGGCCAGGCTCACCACCACCTTTTCCCTCATGACGAAGGCACCTGCTCGTTCATCGTCATCCCCTCGAACTTCACCTTGATCTTGCCCATGGTCGCATCGAGCGAGACCATGCCGGACACCCACGCGCCGCCCAGCACATAGACCTTCCCGTTGGCGAGCTCGGCCGTCACGGTCGAGCTCGTGATCTGCTGCAGCGCCTGGACCGAGAGCGATCCGATATCGGAGATCTCGGCCTCGATGCTCGGCACGATCGGCTTCTCGGTATAGCCATGCACGCCGTCTTGCCCAGCAACGCCGGTCTTCTCCGTCGTCAGCGCGCCGATGGCGAAGCTGCCGAGCAGCCGGTACTGGTTGCCGTCCACCTTGAGGTAGGCGACCCCCGCGATCAGCACCGAAGCCATTCTGTTCCTCCGCCTACTGGATTGCCGTGAGCGCGCTCACGAGCCGGAACTGATTCTTGAGCGCGACGACGCGAAGCCCGCCGATCAGGAAGGGCGCCCACAGCACATCCACACGGTTCGGATCGGTCGCATCCCGCTGCACGATGGTCGCCGCCGCCATTGCCGAGGCGTCCTCCACGAGCCCATTGAGTTCCATGTCGGCATATTGCGCGACGATCTCCGCCTGCAGGATATTCGGCGTCACCACCGCCTGGCCGGCCGCGAAGGGCGTGCCGTTGTCAGCAAGCTTGCTCCGCGGATATTTCTGGGTGATTGCCGCGGTGAGCTGGCGCGTGATCGCCATCAGCGTGTAGAGCATCTCGGCGTCGAGATAGCTCTGGTCGGGCTGCCCGAATTGATTGACCTGGTAGGTCGTCACCGAGCGCAGCACCGCGACGGTCCCGCCCTGGCCGTAGCTCGAAACGGCGATGCCACCCGAGAGCAGCGTCTGCCATTGCGTCTTGGTCATCCGGTTCGCCGCCAGGGGCGGCAGCACCCCTGTCACCTGCAGCGTCTGGTTCGGCCGTGCCGGGTCCGCCCGCGAGGCCGGCGCGATCGCGCCTATATGCGCCGCCGCCCACTCCCAGGGCGGCGTCGGCCCGCCCTCATAGCCGAAGATGGTGAGATGCGGATCGTTCAGGCTCGCGCCGAGCGTCTCGAGCGCGGCCTCGGTCCCCACTGCGGCCGACCAGACATGCCCATAGATCAGCCGCTCCGGGCTCCACCGCCCGGCGGTATTGTTCATCATCGCCGTCAAGGCCGTGGTCGCCGCGGCGCCCGTGTAGGGCGAGCAAATGAAATCGTAAGGCGTATCGCCGAGGATCGCCGCCACGCCCGTGAGGCTCGGATCCGTCGCCCCGCCCGCTATCGGCGTCACCGCAACCGTGATGCCGGCCGGCGTCTGCTCGTTGTTCGCAAGTCCGAAGTAATTGAGCTCGGTATCGATGAAATTCCCGAGCGTGCCCTTGTTCAGCGCGGTCAGGGTGACCACGCCGGCCGCCGCGGCGGCGCTCACCGGCAGGGTCGGCACGGCATCGAGCGCGGTGACGACATTCGCCGCGATCGTCGCCGCCGTGTCCCCGGCATTCACCGCGACCGGCACGTTCTGCCCGCCGATATAGAGCGCGAGCGAGCCCGCCGCGCTTGCCGTTCCGGTGATGGAGATCGATCCCGTCGCCGCCACCGCGCCCGGGTCATCGGCGAGCGGAAGGCACCAGAGCGTGCCGAAACTGTCATTGGCGATGTACTGCACGGCCATCCGCGCCAGGATCGAGCCGGTACCGAAGAGGCTCTCCGCCTGCTGGGGCGAGGCGATCAGCACCGGCGCTGCCGGCTGCGCCGTGATCGTCTGCCCGATCAGCAGCGAAACCTGGTTCTGCTGGTTGACGCCCGCTTGCGTATTGTCGAACTCGACGGAAACCAGCGGGATCCGGATATTGGGCGGGATCTGCGAAAAGCTGATCGATCCACTCATTCCTCACTCCGTCGGCAGGGTGAGCGTCGTGCCCACCTCGATGCGTCCGTCCGGCCCGATCGTGCGCGGTGCCGGATCATTCGGGTTGTAGGCGCCGGTCGGATCGAAGGGCCGGCCGGTATCCACCGTCAGGGCAACGGTCTCGAGCACGTTGGGAATCACCGGCGCATATTCGTCGGAATACTGCATGCCCATGGTAATCAGCGCCCGCCCGATATGCTGGTCTGCCTGCGCCGTGATCGCCTGCTCCACCGAGCATTCGCCGATATGCTCGAACATCCTGGTGAAGACGGGATTGGTCAGCAGGGCATTCTGCACCTGGTCCACCAACGTCTCGAGACGGGTCTCCACCGTCTCGACGCTCGTCCCATCCACACGAAGCTCGATATGCATCGTCAGCGTCGCGGTGAATCGCGGATCGGTTCCGGAGGGACTCTTCGTTTCCTTCCGTTCGGTCGGCAGATAGATCACCACCGCCGGCAGCTCGTTCTCCTCGAGCGGTGTATCGCGGTTGCTGTGCACATTCTTGCCGGCGAGCGTATTCGCCGCGGCGATCAGGCTCACAGCCTGCTGCCGCACGGTCGCTGGATACCAGGTCAAGAGCTACTCAGCCCGCAGCAGGAAGAGCCGGAGATGCCCCATCCCGTCGGGCTCGATGGGCGAAACGATCCGCCATGTCTGGCCCCGCAGCGTCACGAGATCGCCCACGATGGGAAGGCCGCTCGGAAACCCCGAAGCCCGCACGCCCAGCATCGGCCGCGTGCTCGCGACCGGCGCCTCATTGTGAAACGTCACCTGCTCATAGTTCTCGTTGAAGATGCCGGTGATCGGGAAGCTCGCACCTCCCTTTGGCTGATAGGTCGCCGTCTCTCCGAACGCGCCCTCGCACGCCGCAAGCACCGTTGCGTCCCAATCGATCGGTTCTATCACCCTAAGAATGCGCGGGCGATGGCGTGGCAGGCGTCGCCGGCACCGGGATCGTCTCGACATGCCCGGCCGAAACGAGCGCTTCGACGTGCGCCGCCGGCACATCGACCTCGCTGCCCGGCGGAAATCCGCCCGCGCCATGCGAAACGTAGAGCGTCACATTCGCGCCCACGCGCACTCGCGTGCGCGCCGGCGGCTGCGGCAGCTTCCGCGCCATACTCACGCCTCCAGCCGGCCGGACTGCAAAACCTCCGGCCGCGTGCACATGAAAAGCGGATAGGAAGTCGTCTCCATCCGCCACCATTCGTTGCGCTGCGTATCGAAGATCGGCTGGACATACATCTTCTTGCCGAGCGTATTGACCCATTGCATCGCCTCGGCCGGCGCGTAGCTCACCTTGAAGACGCCTGGCGCCTTCACCGGGAAGAGCTTCACCTTGTCTTCCGGGATCGCGATCGTCGTTCCATCATCGGAACCGCGATAGTTGAACCAATTGATCCCGCCGAAGCGCATCGCCTGAAAGGCGGTTCCCTGCCGCAGCTCGGTCGCCGCCGCCCAGTTGTAATAGGTCCGCGTCACGTCGGGATGGCTCACCAGGGCATCCCAAAATTGATCGCCGCAGAGGCCATAGACCTCCGTCTGCTTGGTGAAGGCGCCCTTGCTCGCCCGCGCCATCGCCCGCACGACCTGGTTGCAGATGGTGCGCAGCGCGCCGTCGGGCGGGTTCGCCTGGTCGAGATTGAAGCCAACCTCGGGCGCGGGCGGGATATTGAATTCCTCGAACCAATTGAAGAGCGTGCTGCCGTCGGCGTCGAGCACGATGCCCTGGATCGCGCCGAGCCGCATGTTCTCGAACGTGTATTCAATGTCCGCCTGCAGCCCCGTCGGCCCGGAGAGCCGCCGCGCCACTTCCGACTGGATCTGCATCAGCTCGGATTCACTGCCGAACTCGCGGACGGACTGGATCTCGTCGGCATAGATCGTGTCGCCCATGCGGATGCGCGGATTCTCGAAATACTGCGCCGTGCGCTTTTCGGTGACGCGCTCGGTGCCGGCGGCGCCGCGCGGCGTCGTCTTGATCAGCGTCAGGACCCCCGCGCGCTCTTCGATCATCGTCGCCTTGGTCCGGATCGGAAACGGCTCGAAGATATTGAGCTCCCCGATCCCCGTCGGGTTGAAGGGGTTCCGTTCCACCGCCTCCGTCATCGAGATCATCGTGAACGGATCCTGGCGGAACACATTCAGCGTCGCCATGCGCCTGCTCCTCGCTTTCTTTCTAGAGGGTGTTGGGAATTCTACTTAAGGTTGTGTTCGGGCCGAGCCGTCTGGATACCGAACATTCGCCGCAAGGCCATGTCTGGCCGATTCCAGAATGTCAGCTTACGAGCGCCAAGCTAAGGAAAGTCGCCTTCCACTTGCTCAAGGTGAATGCTTGTGTCCGGACCATCGCTTCGTTTGGCCGGGATGGCGTAGCTCCCGGAATCGACCTTACAATCCGTCTAAACTCGGAAATTTCGATGCTATTGAACGCTAATCCCTTTCGGCAGCAGATTTTCGATATGAATTCATTGCATTACGTATCCAGGTCGTTACAAATTGAGCTAGGATGACTAACGGACCGGTCAAATCGATGTCTCGCTTTTCTAGCTTCTACCACGTTCCGAGTGAGACGCGGCGGATCCTGCGGTGTCGATTCGCCAGCAAGCTCCATGTCCATCAGCAGGGGCGGTTTCTCAATCCGGACCTAAAGGTGACACCGGACCAGATCGTGCTACGGTTGCTGGCAGGCTTGAAGGTTTTTTCAAACGCCGAGTGGTCGACAGCCGAAGCCGCCTATGTCCGTACCGGACCGGCAAGTAGTGAGCCTCCGGATATACAGACGCTTGCGAATTTGGGCTGGCTACGTCGGATTTGGGGCCGCGCTAAAATATCCCTAAAGCTTCGCTTAGCCGCGCAGCGCGCTCCGGCTGGAGAGCTTGCCGCCTTCAAGGTCCTGCTTAGTGCCATTCACGAGCGGCGCTATGAGGTCAACTTCGACGCCAGGTCGGCTCCGGGGCTGGCAGACATCGTCGAAGCCATTGAAGCAGGACGCATCGATCCAACCGAGATCGTGAGTCGAACCCCAGAGTGGATCGCCGCTAGGCTCTGGGAAATGAACCTGGCGGCCGACGCTACTGCAGACAGTGCTCTCGGTCGGTGGAGGGATTTGTGGGCGCTGTTGCAGTACCCATCATTCGTTCCTGGAGTAGTGTGGAGCACAGCGGACGCCAAGGCGTTTCAGGAAGCCGCGATCCGTGTTGTCTCGACCGATCCGAGTCTCGGCAGCTGGATCGAAACGCGGAACCTATATGCTCGCCAAGCGGCACTGGAGCAAAACGTAAGCGTGGAAGTAGCCGACTCGCGGTTTCGTCCGCTTCCCGATACGTTAGTGGATCGAGCACTTTGGGCTGAGTCTCTGCTGATCGAGGAGAGAGCCAACGATTCACTGGATATCTGCGGGGACCTATTCGGCTTGGTAGGACTTCTTCTTGCCGACGCAAATGCTGAGAATAATTCGCCGGCTCCTCACCCAGTAGTGGCTCAGATTATCGATATGGCGATCTGCCGGGCCGAGCTTTTCATCGACCTGCTTTGGCGAGTCCGGGTCCGGCCGAAGTTACTCGCAGACCTTGTTATTCATCCCCCAAGCGCAGGGCTTGCGTGCCTCCTGATCGCTAGTTGGAGGTCTCCGGCGGGTGCGTGGGATCGCGCTCTCGTCGAACGTGACCACCAGATGGGCAAGGCGGAGGCGTTCGCTGATGCGGTTGCGATACTCGGGGAACATCTGCGTGCCGGAAGGACAGACGCCAGTGAAGTGGCAGCATTGCTCAACTGGCTGCATAGACGAGCCGGACCCGGCTTCATTGACGATGTCGTTGGGGCAGATTCTCTGATTGCGGCTCTCCGTCGAGAACTCGCCAGCTGCGCTGGTTCCACTCTACTTGCTATTGCCCAGTCACTCGAGGGACCGGATCTAGGTCGTGGTGTGGGGACATCCGAGTTTGCCTCCGTTCTCGATCTTTCCGTCCTCGGCGGCATTGAGGACAAGGTAGACGCCGACACAATTGTGACCGCCTACGCACGCTCCATCGCTAGGGGCGACTATTCATTGTCGGCCCATCGGATAGGGGTTGCAGGCGCAGCGGCGCTAGCCCGAATGGCTGGGCGCACGCCGGCGCTTCGTCACCAGTTCCTCTATCCGATGGAAGTTCGCGGCCGGTTCGCAGCGGCGGCCCCTCAAGAGAACGAGCTCATTTTGGCGGACTCCATCGGACGGTCGCTGCGAACACACATCCGCATTCTCTGCCGCGCAGTCATAGGTGGAGCGACCGACGCGGCCGCCGATTTGTTTGATGCGCTCGTCGCCGCCGTCCGAGCCGGCGCGTTGGAACACAAGGAGAAAGGGCGTGTCGCTGCATTCGCCCCTCGGTTCGAGAACCGCATCGGAGCGCCCGTCTCCGACCGGCCCCTGGCCGCTGACCTAGCGTCTGCCCTCGCCTCCGTCGACCGGCCGCGGCAAGAGGCTCTATTGGCGGTGATTCTCGAAACCGATGAACCGCTCATTCTCGCGCAGTTGCTTTCGAAAAGTCCGCCCAATCTCCGCTCCGACATCGAACGGCGCATCACGGCGCTTGCGCCGATTGACGCAGCGGCGATCCGCTCTCTTCCGGAAATGCAGGCTCGCATCGACGCGCTGCTGACTGCTGGCGCAGCAGATGCTGCCGCGAGCTATATGACCGCCGAGGTTAGTCTCAGGACGTTGGGGAATCCGGCAGGGCGCGAGCTCGTTCAGTTTCAAAACAAGCTCCGTCTCGATTTCCTTCGGGAGGACTGGGTGGCGATCGCGGCCACGGCCCATCCCAACTTCTCTGCGCCAATGGAACAGGCTGCGGCAGTTGAGGCGTTGCACCAATTTCATGCGCTGGCGGCTCTCAAGAGGGAAAACCGAAGTCCCGCGTTTGCGAAGGAGGTCTTCGCGAGCCTCTTCGCCAAACGTCCATCTCTTATTTTCGCCGCCAATTGGTTTGCGGCCGAGATCAGTGATCTGCTTCAGACAGATAGTTTCGCCTTGCTGAAAGGAGATCAAATCCGCCAGGGGCAAAAGGCGATCGACGAATTGGAACGAATGATGGAGCAGCTTCCAGCGCCCCTCATCGACGAAGGCAGGGAGTGCAATCGGGCGCTGCTGTTGCTTGCCCTGGGAGAACCTAGTCAAGCTCTTACCGTCCTGTCGACCGTAACCTTGGTTCGCCTGCAGGATACGGCCGCAGCTTACCGCGCCATAGCACTAGCTAGACTGGGCAGGCAATCAGAGGCGACCGCGGCGCTTGATGTCGCAGAGCATACCTTTGGCAGGACCCCGGTACTTGCGGCAGCACGAAGTCACATCGCCAACGGTGCATCCTTCCTCTCGGTACCCGAAGTCTCTGTGTTTGAAAATCTGGTCGATAATGTCGCTTCAGCGATCGCCCGATTCCGGACGATGAATCCGGATGACCAAGCCCGAGTGCTTCAACGGCAGGTGGATCCGTTCGAAGCGCTGCTAGTCGACTATGTCCGAGCGGCCGCCGACGCCGTCGTATCCCTCGTCCCGATGATGAAAGGAGTTCGGATCGATTCCATCGAAGATGACCTGACCGCCTTTATCCAGCACCTTCTGGCGGCTCGCATTCAGTTTCTGGGGTGGTCGGCCGGTGATCAATCGAGAGGCGGCTATAGTGCCAGAGGCAATCCGGGCGAGCGAGACCTCCTCATCACCTGGGGAAGCTCGGTGCTGGCCCTGATCGAGGCGGTGATCTGCGATAAGCCGCTCACGCACAGCGTGATGAAGGCGGACCTTGAAAGCCATTTCCAAAAGCTGCTTGGGTATGGCAACCCAAGAGTCTTCTTTCACCTGACTTATGCTTACATCGAAGACAAGGTGGGGCTTATGCAGGCCTTGGAAATGTTGGCCGAGATGGCCAGTCCTCCGGGGTTTACGTACCTCGGGCGCGAACCGATCCCTCATGACGACTCTCGGCCACCTGGATTCGTGGCTCGATACTCAGCAGATTTTGGCGAGGTAAAGGTCGTCTTTCTCGTCCTAAATCTCGGTCAACAACGACAACGACAGGCGGCAAAAACCGGCGCCGCCACAAAGGCTCGTCCCGCTCAAAAGGCTCGAAGCGCGCCGAGAAAGCGCAAACGCACCGAAGTTAGCAAACAGCGCCGACCTACACGCTGAAACTCACACTCCCAATGTCCCGATCGAGCTATGACATCGTCGGTACGTCGGCAAGCAAGGCCCCGTCGGAAACCTGATTCGGCTGCGTTAGGCAAGCCGAACGAATGATCGGTATCGGGAGCAGCTTCCTCGCTCCTGATGAGGTACTTGGGTCGAGCACGGAACTCCAATCGAGAACGGGCCGCTTAACCATGCCAACCATTGGTAAGCCTCAAAACACCCCTAGCGTTACCGCACGATGATGCCGAGGGCGGCGAGCTGCTGCTCGGCCGCCGCGATCAGCGCCGGGCTCATCGAGCTATCCCATTTGAGCTCGCCGCCATTCACCTCCGCCTCGTGCACGATCACCGTCACGGTGCTCTGCCCCTGTGCCGGCACCCATTGGGTATCGAAGAGCACGCCGGCCGCAGGCCCGGGACTCGAGGCCGTCAAGGCGGAATAGATCGGCAGGCCGGAGGGCACGGTGATGGTGAAGCTGTCGCCGGCGACGAAGGCGGTCTCGCCGGCGCTGATCAGGAAATCGACCTGGCCGACATAGGGCGTCCCCGCGGTCGCCGCAGGCAGCGTGTTGCCATGCGGATCCTTGACCGAGAAATTGGTCGCACTCGTTGCCGTCAGCACATAATTGCCGAACTGCTCGCCCGTGCCTGGGCCGATCTGCAGCACCTCGCCGGTGCCGGTGTTCGCCCCCGGCGTCACCTGCGGCTGGCCGAAGCTCGGCGCCGGCGGCGGCACGGTGATGGTGAAGCTATCGCCCGCGGCGAAAGCCGTGACGCCGGCAGTGATCAGAAACCCTAGCCCGCCCTCCGCATATTCGGTCCCGACCGTCGCCGGCACGAGCTCGGTCCCGTTCGGCGCCTGCACGGTGAAATTGGTGGCGCTCGTCGCCGTCAGCACATAGGTCCCGATCTCGGCGGCGCCCGAGGCCGCGAGCGAGCCCATCGTCCCGTTGCCATGGTTCGCTGCCCCGGCCGTCGCCGTCGGCGTTCCCTCTACGGCCGTCGTCAGCACCAGGCCGGCATTCATCAGCACATCGATGCTGCCCGGGTTCTGCACCACCCCGGTCGCGCGCGAGCGAAGCCCATTGGCCTCGCTCACCATGAATTCCGCCGTGTATTGCGTCTCGAAAAGCGTGACCATCGCCATCCTCTCCGATTTCTTGCGTCAGCCGCGCGCGGCTTTGAAGGCGGCGTCCCAGCTCTTTGCGATCTGCATCTTGCCGTCGCCCTGCAGTGCCCCGCCCGGGCCGAGCCGCGGCGCATAGCCCTCCATCCGCGCCGCGAGACCCGACACACCAGGCGCCGCTTTCCCAAGCGCAGAGATCGCCTCGTTGCGGGTCAGCCGCGTGTTGAAGGCGAGATGCGCCGCGAGCGCGACATTCTTTGCCGCCGCCGGGCAGGCAAAGATCGCCGCGCACCGGGCCCGCTCCCTGCGCCGCGCCCGCGCAACGATGGAACGCCCGCGCATCTCGGCCGCGTCCCCGTCATCGTCTCTGTCGCCATCATCGGCCTGGGGCTCGCCATCGTCTTCCTCGTCCGGGTCGGGCGCGTCCGGATCGTCCTGCTGGTCGTCCGGCGCATCGCCGGTATCCTCGGCCCGCCGCTTCGCGCGCTTTTTCTTCGCCTTCTTCGCGCGCCGGGCGCTCTC